CCTAAATGGACTTATACAAACGTTAATGGTAATCCATTATTTAATCCAAGTGCAAGCGATTATCAAGATTTTGAAATACATCCATCACAAGAAGTAGATTTGATTATTAAGATATTAGGTTATGCAGGATTATCAATAACAAGCGAGCAGGTTATGGCTACGTCAAAAGCAGAAGAAACATATACAGATACTAAACAACAATAATCATGGCATTAGAAACCCCTTTAGAGTATTATTCTAACGAATCATCACAAGGTAACTATCAATATATTTCATTATCTGATGTTATCACTAATTTCATGCTTTTATACGTAGGAGATGATAAACAAGTTAATAATATTAAAAGGTATCATATTTTAGCTTTAGCAAAACGAGCGTTGCAAGAATTAAATTATGATGTCTTAAGAGAAGTAAAGGGAATTGAGTTGGAAATGGGTGATAATTATTTTATGACCTTGCCTCCTGATTATGTTCAGTATGTTAGGATTAGCATCGTGGGTAAAGATGGTAGGTTAATGCCTTTAAAAATGTCTACCGAAAGATTTTATGGTCACGCTTATCTACAAGACCACGCTTTTAATGTTTTATTTGATAATAATGGTTATCCCTTAGAAGGAACTTCAATATCAGAATTAAATACTGCAAATTCTAAAGCTTATAATATTGAGGGAGGTGCTTGTAGTCCTGAGTACGCTAATGTAAATTACGGTATTGATACTACAATGAATTTGAATGGTGAGTTTATTATCGATAAAAAAAGAGGTAAAATATTCTTTGACTCTAATACTTCTTATAAAACTGTGCTTTTAGAATATATTTCAGATGGATTAGAATATTCAACTGATAGCGATATTAAAGTACATAAATTTGCTGAACAAGTTATTTATAATTATATAAAATGGATGTTATTAGACAATAAACTATACGTTCAAGAATATATAATTAAAAGAGCAAGAAACGAGTATTTCACCTCCTTAAAGAATGCTAAAATAAGACTAATGTCATTAAAATTAAATGAATTAGCATTTGTATTAAAAGGACAAAATAAAACTATAAAATGAAAATAAAAAATTCTTTTATAAATGCTATCATTAATAAAGACTTAGATGAAAGACTTGTTCCTAATGGTCAATTGATAGATGGAGAAAATATAAATACAGGAATAACAAGCTCTTTAAACGGTGGTATTATCTCAAATGTATTAGGTAATAAGAAAATGACAAACTTAGGTATTGTTAATGGTATTACTATTGGCTCTATTGCTCATCCTTCAAAAAACACAGCCTACTTTTTTGTAAAAGGGAGTCTTTTTGATTATGTTATTGAATGGAACAAAACTGCAAATACAATAATTATAATATTACAATCAACCGCTACAACTGGCATTTTAAATTTTAATGTTAATTATAAAATAAATTTCGCTAATATTATCATTGGTTCTGACAATCAAGAGTTGTTGTCTTGGACGGATAATTTAAATCCTTTAAGATTAGTTAATATCGCTATTGCTAAGACTTATTCTATTGATGGTTTTTCGGATAGAGAGATTAGTTTAATGAAACCATCTCCAGTAAGTAGACCTTCAATAACTCCTACCGTTTCAGTTAATCAAGCCGATGCTAACTTTATGAAAGATAAGTTTCTTTCATTTGCGTACAGATATAAATATCAAGATGGATTTTATTCTGCTCCTTCATCTTGGAGTAAGTATATTTTCAAACCAAGTGCATTTGATTTAGATTATGAATCATTTGTAAATGACGGTATGATTAACATCTATAATGCAGTTGATATTTCTTTTAATACAGGAAGTTTAGATATTATAGGCATTGATTTATTATTTAAAGAAAGTGGTTCTACTGATATAAATGTTATTGAAAAATTCAATAAAGAAGAAGAAGGATGGGGGGATAATGTAACTCAATCTATTGAATTTAACAATAGTAAAATTTATGCTAAATTAGCCGAAAAAGAATATTATAGAACATTTGACAACGTTCCTTTAACTGCTGAAACACAAGATTTTATAGGTAGTAGATTAGCCTATGCTAATTATGTTGAAGGTAGAGATATGACTGATATTAATGGTGATAAAATACTTTTTGATTATACTTTAAGTACAGAAAGTACGGATGTTTTAACAACACCTATTCCTTTTACGGTTAATTCATCTTCATACTCAATATCAGGAAGTCCCGTTACAAAATTAAAAACAATGTTTCAAATAGATTTTACAGGATTTAGCTTTGTAAAAGGGAAAGTTATATTGGTAAATTTTGATTTGAATACAGTATCTATAGTTGACCCTGCACCTATTGATTACGCTCCTTATAACTTTTTTAGTTCTTATGTTTACATTTTAGATAAAGACTATACTGATTTTACAGATTTTTATACTAATTCTCAATTTAAATCAGAATTAGAAGGTAATTTTAGTGACTTTTTTGATGCTACAATACCTATTGAAGTTGGAGAAACAAGTAGGGTATCCACAGGATTTTTAGTTTCTAATCCTTCATCTAATAAAATAGATATTCAAATTCCTGCTTTTACATTAATCATTAGCACAGAAACTAAATATAAATATTTTATAGATGTAAATACTACAGTTGTTAGGTCTGAGGACAATGCTAATGAAAGTATGAAAAGTAACAGAAGTTACGAAGTATGTATGGTATTTGAAGATGAGCAAGGAAGATTAACTACAGGATTTACGAGTGAAGAAAATACAGTTAACATCCCTATTGCTAAAAGTATAACTCAAAATAGAATAAAAGTAACAATACCTACCACTCAAAAAACTCCAAGTTGGGCTAAAAGATATAGATTTGGCATTAAAGAAAATAAAGGTACTTGGGAAGAAGTTTACTGTAGTACTTTTTATGCGGATGGTATTTATAGATGGATTAAATTAGAGGGTGAAAGCAAAAACAAAGTAAAAGAAGGTGACGAGCTTATTGTTAAAAAGGACATTGTAGGTGTTAAAGAAACTATTATTACAACTAAAGTATTAGAAATTAAATTACAAGATTCTGACTTTATTTTAGACAACAAAGATGTTAACGGTAATGATTTAATAGAAACTGCGGGGTTATATATGAGAATTTCCCCTTCTAATTTCGTTATAGATTATGGTAATGATGATTTTTGGTATGATAAAACAGATTCTCGTACTTATGTAGAAAGACCAGTATCTTATATCGATTTAGGTACTACTTATGATGTTTCTGCTCCTACTGTGCCAATTGATTTAAAATTAAACAAAGGCGCACAAGTAGAATTGATATTTGATTCGTATAGAAGCGGTAGAAGCGATGCTTATTTTAAAGGTAACTACGTAGCTCAAAAAGAATATGCAAATTTTCAAGATTATTACAATGAATATTTATCTACAAAATCTTTTAAAGCAAATACAGGAGAGATTTACAATAATGTAAGCGTGGTTAGGTTGTCTAAAACTAATGACGCTATCTTTGATAATCCAAATTTCCTCATTAACTCTAATACAACATTCCCTACTGACCCTAATGGTAAATTATACCTTAGAGTTGAAGGAATACACCCTGGTAATGCAAATAATAGAAGAGGTTTTTTATCGGCAAGCGTTAATATTAGAAAAACAGACGCTACGATTGTATTTGAAAAAGAAAATAAAGATTTAGAAAATCAAGTGTTTTATTTAACTCCTGAAAAATATACTATTACAGGTAATGCTTATCAATATACAGACCATTTATTATCAGATACGTTTAACTGTTTTGTATTTGGAAATGGAGTTGAGAGTTATAAAATTAAGGATGCTTTTTTAGGTAAAGAATTGTTTTTAGACTTCACTCCAACCTCTGTATTATTAGATGAGTATAAACAAATAAGAAGATATGCTGATATAACTTATAGTGATGTTTTTCAGCCAAGTACAAATGTCAATGGTTTAAATTCATTTAATTTATCATTAGCAAATTTCAAAGATGATATTGAAAAAAGTTGGGGTGCTATTAAACTTATAAAACATAGAGATACAAATTTATTAGTTATACAAGAGGATAAATGGTCGCAAGTATTATACGGTAAAGATTTACTTTATAACGCTAATAACTCAAGTAATTTAGCTGTATCGAATGATGTTTTAAATACACAAGTAGCTTATTTAGGAGAATACGGAATAAGTAATAATGCTTCAAATTTTGATTCTTATGGATTTAACTGCTTTGCTACTGATACAAAAAGAGGAGTCGTATTACGATTAGATTCTAATGGGTTAGATGAGATTTCATCAAAAGGAATGTCTGATTATTTTAAAACTCTATTTAGAGAAAATACAATAGTTGAATGTATTGGTAAATATGATTCTTTTAATGATGAGTATTTCTTAAGCATTTCTTATATAGATTCAAGTAATGTAAATAAATACGTAACTTGGAGATATAGTGATTTACAAAAAGGATGGCTACCAAGACATAATTTTTCTCCAGAAGATATGTTGAGATTAAATAATGATTTCATATCGTTTAAAAGCGGTGAATTGTACTTACATAATGACAATAACCCTAATAATTACAATACTTTTTATGGAAATAGAACACCAAGTAAATTTTCATTTTATTTTAATGAAAGTCCAAGTATGCGTAAAAACTTTAGAACATTAGATATTGAAGGTACTAATGCTTGGAACGCATATTTTACTACAGAATTTCAAAAAGGATATATTAATAGTACTGATTTTTTAAATAAAGAGGGAGTTTACAGAGCATATATTAGAGGTCTTGATAGCGGAATTGATACTGCTACATTATCTTGTCAAGGGATAGGAAATGTAGATTCAAAAATAGGCAATACACTTACGGTTATAGATACGAGTATGATTATGATTGGTGATGTCATCTATGATTTATCAATGGTACTAATAGGTACGGTAATTGATAAAACAGCAACTACTATAACACTAACTGATGCTTCTTTAATAGATGTGAACGATTATATTTTATCTGCAAAACCACAAAGTATAGAGACTTCAAGTCTATTAGGATATTACATGAAAGTTGATATGGAATTAGATTTAAGTACATTGACGGAAGTATTCTCTGTATCAGGTGAATTAGGTCAAAGTTTTGAATAAAAAATGTATATTTGTAATTAATATTCTTATATTATGTTAGATTTAGCAAATATATCGGCAAATACACCTATTGACGAGTTAGAAGTAGCTATGTTAGATAATTTTGACAAAGTAGATTGTGCTTTAACTCATAGATTTACGGATGGATTATATGTACGAGAATTATTTATACCTAAAGATACTTTAGTAACATCAAAAATACATAAGACACAACACCAATATTTTTTATTAAAAGGGAAGTTATTAGTTTGGATTGATGGTGTTGAACAACTTATAGAAGCACCATATATAGGTGTTACAGAACCTAATACACAAAGAGTAGTTTTAGCTTTAGAAGATTGCGTTTGGGCGACTTCTCATCCTAATCCAAATAATGAAACTGTTGAACAAATAGAAGATAGAATATTAGTTAAACATGAAAATCTTTTATTAAAAGGAAATATTAAAGAAACTTTAAACATAGAACAATGAGTTTTGTATCAGTAGGTGTAGGCGTTGCAGGATTAGGACTTTCTGCTTATAAAATGGCTAAAGAAAGTCATAATGCTAAAGCAGCAGCAAAAGCTTTAGAAAAATACCAACGTCAAGAAATAACTAATAAAGCAGAAGGTTTGCAAGTTTCTACAATGGGTGCTGATTTACAAAAAGAACAACTTGCAAGAGCTAATGAATCTTATATTCAATCTTTAAGAGAAGGAGGTACAAGAGCTTTATTGGGGGGAATTGGTGCTGTTCAAACTAAAACACAAGATGTTAATAAAGAAATAGCAGCTAATTTAGACCAGCAACAAAAGCAAATTGACATTTATAAAATGCAAGAAGAACAAAATATGCGTGGACTTAAAGAGCAAAGAGAACAAAATGATATAAACGCATTATCATCACAATATAATGCGTCTAAGGAAGCGTCAAGCCAAGCTTTAAGTTCGGGATTACAATCTTTATCTACAATAGGAAATGCAGTTAGCGGTAATTTTGGTAGTGTAGAGGCAAATAGACCTAATGACTTAACAACAGTATCGTCTTTAAATCCAATAACTAAGCCAAATTTAGGAGTTATTAGTACAAGTGGATTAGGAGGATTATATAAAACTAATAAATAATGGGAGTAATAGGACAAAAAGGAACATACGCTACTGTACAAGCACCTAAAGATTATTTAGGTAGTGCTTTATCTAATATCGAACAAACTAATTTTAGATACAGACAAGAAAAAGAAGCCGAACAACAAAGAAAAGAGGCTGTAATACAAGCCGAAGAAATAGCTACTCAAGAAAGAGGTGACAAAGCACTAAAAGAATCAAGAGAATTTAAAACTCAAGATTATGGAGTAAGTCCTTTAACTGAATCAAGTCATGTTATTACAGCTAAAATGGCTGATGAAGTTTCTTCAATACTTAATAAAAAAATAAGAACATCCGAAGATAATGCTCGTTTATCTGTTTTATATAGTAATTTAGATAAAATGAAAATAGCTGCTTCTAATTTAAAACCTATTATAGCGGATAGATTAAATGCTTTAAGTAACGGTAAAGTTAATACTGAAATATTAGAAAATAAAGGTAATGGAAATCCATTATTATCTCTATTAAATATAGAAAACGCTCAAACTATTATAGACGAAAATGGCGATATTTCTTTAAAAACAATTGACCCTGAAACTCAACAAGAAATAGTTATTCCTTATAACAAATTACAAGACCCTAATTACATTATGAGTTTGATTCCTGATAAGAAAAATATTTATGATGATAATGGGTTAATCGAAAATATTAGAAAAACATTAGTTCCGCAATCCACATCTGAAGAGGTAGGAAATAAAACAGTATCTTTTACGGGTGTAACCCCAGAACAAAGAGCAGAAGCTAAAAATTATATTTCTAATTCTCTTGGTTTAAGTCAAGATAATGTCTTAAAGGATGTTGCTCAACAATTAGGATTAGACTTTCATTGGAAAACTCCACAAGAAAGAGATAATTTAGTTAAAGCAGTTGAAAATAAAGCTTTGTCTACTGCCGAGATGGGCGTTAAAAAAGAAAATTCAGAAAAATATAATCAAGCTTATGTTTCTCCATCAGAACAAGCGTCTATTAATAAAGCTAATAGAAGCGATTCAGGTCAAGGTGAAAATCCTAAAAACCCTAATTTCTTAACAACATTAACCAAACCAACTGTAATTAATACTAAAATGTTTAATACAGGTGATAAAGCTATGACGGTTAATGCTGTTAAAGGTTCAAAATTAGGGGTAGAACAAATAATAGAAAAATCAGTTAAAGGTAAAGATGGTAAATACCGAAAAGATTATTATATTGTTGGTGCTAGATTAAAAAGAGAAGTTCTTAAGCAAGAAGCTAAAGACAGAAAAGCTTTAGACCCATATTATGAATATGCTAAAGAAGATTTTATTCAAGAAGGAGGAGATGATTTTGCAATAAGCTATAAAGATAATCCAACAGATTTTGCAAGTGGAATTAAAGGCGTACTTGATGAAAATGGCAAACCTTATAACTCGGTGAAAGAAGCTATTCAAGCTAACTTTCCAAGACAGCAACAAGAAAAATCACAAACCACACCAAAAGTTTATGCAGGAATAGACCCAAAAACAGGTAAAGCAATATATAAATAAAATACTATGTTACAACCAAAATATGCAAAACAATTAGATTCAAACATACGAGAATTAATCGCTAATGGTGGTAGTAGTGAAGATGTAGATAAGATGGCTTCTGACTATACCTCATTATTTTCAGATGAAGCATTAAAAAAAAAAGATACATCAACATCTACTATTCCAAAGGCAAGTACGGAATCGGTACAGAAAGTTGGTTCTTCGGCTACACAAGTATCTAAAGGTTTCCCAAAAGTAGATACAAACAGCATTGCTCCAAATGTTGAGGGGATGAAATATGTCCAAGAAAAAAAGGATAAAAGGCAAGAGTACTTAAATAACGTTGACTTAAATGATGATGATAAATCAGAGATAGAACAAAAAGTCAATAATAAATTAGAAGGTAAAGGGTTCTTTAATACTGCTACTGATTATCTTAGTAGAACGGGTTCAGCTATAAAAGGATTAGTTACAGCTCCTACTATTGGGTTAGGGGTAGACATGGCAAGTACTGCATTTAATACTAAAACAGATTTAGCCGAAAACGATAAAAAACAAGCTATTGCTGAATTAAAAAAAGAAGGGTTTTCGCTTACTCCAAAAGCAATAGAAGATAGAACAAAACAAATTATACGTACTACATTAGAAGATAGTAAAATATCTGAAAAATACAACACTTACTTTGAAGATAAAACTGATAAGGAAAGAGAAGATTTAGCCAAAACTACAATGGGAGCTGAATTTCAAGCTGACGTTAAACTTAATGCTACTAATATTAAGAAAAATTTAGAGTTTGAAAAGATAAATCATATCGATGAGCAACTTAAAGATTTAAAATTAGAACACGATAAAGGAATAGATGTAAGTGAACAAGCTAATGAATTACTTAAACAAAGAAATGAATCTGTAGCTAACTATAACAAACATCTTAACGATTTTACAAAAGATACTAAAAACTTAATGGGCTTAAGAAAAGAATTAGACCTTGTATCTCGTGATTATCATAGTATAGAAACATTACCTCAAAACTTAGGAGCAGGATTTGAAAGAATATTGGGAGGCACTTTGTCTTATGGTGGACAAGTGATGAAAGGTCTTGAAGATTATTCTCATTTAGCTAAACATATCAGCCCTTTATATAGCACAGCAGTAAAAGAAACTGCTGATTTAGTTCATTCAGTTACAGGATATAGAATGTCTGAAATAGCTAAAAAAACAGGTGCAAGTATGCAAGATGATTCTCAGAGAAATCTTAATGAATTACAAAAACCAATGACCTTAGATGATATTAATAATGCTTACGATTTAGGAGCGTTTGTAGGTCAAGAAACAGTTACGCAAGCTCCTATTTTAGCTACTGCTATGTCAGGACATCTTGGATTAGCAGTTTTAGGAGCAAGTACCGCAGGAAATAAAATTCAAGATATGGAAACAGAAGAAAGACTTGACCCTTCTGTAAAATATTCGGATGCTGAAAAGTTATTAGCCTCTACTGGATTTGGGTTATCCGAAGTGTTATTAGGTCAATTACCATCTGTTAAAATTTTAAAACGCTCTATTGCGTCTGCTACGGCTACTGAATTTGAGAAAAATTTATTTCAAAAAGGAATGAAGGCAAGTACGGAAATGATTAAATCTTCATTAGAAGAAAGCGTTACGGAAGGACTTACTGAATTTTCTAATAATGCTGTTGATAAATTTTATTTAGGCAAGAAAAATACAAATTTATACGATAATGTAACCTATGCATCATTTACAGGAGGACTATTAGGTGGGGTTATGCACGCAACTCCTCAGTTAATAGGTGCTGCTATTAAGCCATTTATAGAGCAAAGTGAAACAAAAATAATAGATAGTAACCTTATAAAAGTTTTTAAACTTCAAACAGATTTAAATAAAGATGGAGTTAGTGCCGAGAACAAAGCTTTTTTACAATCTAAAATAGACGGGTTAATAGCGGAAAACAATAAGATAATAAAATCTCAAATAAAAGTAGCTGAAAACACATCAGAAATAAAATTCAATGCTATAAATGAAATAATGACTTCTAAAGGAGATTTGTTATCTAAAGCAGAAAGTATTAAAGCAGATGATAATATTTCATCAGAAGGCAAAAAAACAATGCTAGAGGACTTAAAAACACAATACAAAGAGTTAAATACTCGTCATAGTGGTATTGTAGATGGAAGTATAACAGAAGTTGATTTATTACCTATAAAAGAACAAGATGCTATTAAAAAACAAGCATTAAAAGAATTAACAGCAGAACAAAATCCTGACGGAACAAAAGACATAACTATTGATAACGCTCAAATAGTTGAAAGAGCGAATAAAATTCATTCTGAAAATATAATAAATGAAAAAAAACCTATTACAACTTCCGAAGGTAAACCACAAACCGAAATACAAAAACCGTCCGAAACGGAGAAAGTAAATGAAGATTTAAAACTTTCTTTAACTGACACTAAAGAAGTTGCTGATGAAAAAACAAGAAAAACAAAAGAATTAGAAGAAAAATCAAAAATAACAGCATCAAAAATAAAAAGAAAAGACCTTTTTTCTGATGGTGGCAGCTTCTCAAATCAATTAGGAGGAAGTGGGGTAGATTCTATACCAACAAATCATACAGAAATAAACGGAATTGAGTTTGTTGAATTTTCTAACCCAAATACAGGAGTTGTAGATGTTGTTATGTCTGGGACATCTGATACTGACTTTGTGGGTTATTATAGAATTTATGAAAACGGAAAACCAACTGAAAAATGGAGTTCTAAATTTGAAAACCAATCAAGAAATAAAGAAAATTTTAAAACAATGATTTCTGGAGTACAATCAATGTTACCACAAAATCACGAATACACAGAAAAAACAAGTATTTCTACAGATGGGTTAAGAGTATGGGAGCAACAACTTCAAAGAGGTTATGAATTACAATATGATAATAACGGAAATCTAATAACAAATGAAGTAGCAATTAATGGGGACGCTATTGTAAATGAATTAGGAATAGATGTTAATCAAGGTAATTTTGACAATATTTCTGTAACTAATAGCCAACAATTTCAATCAGTAAAAAATGCGCTATTACCTTATCTGCAAAAATTTGGACTAAACGAATCTAACATTAGAAATGTAAACGGTACAGTTGAAATTGATTTACCTGTATTAAGAAAAACTAATAAATCACAAGAAGTATCTCTAATAGAAGAAGTAGTCCAAAATACTACTGATAAATCTATTGAAGCTAAACCTATTGAAGTAATAAGTGAAGATGTAAAAGGAGGTAAAGAAGAAAAAACAAATAAGTCAAATGACTCGTTATTTAAAATAGATAATGTTGAGGATTTTCACCATGCTTCGGATGTTAAGCGAAAAGGAAGATTAAAAGCTAGTACTGCTCCTCAATTTGGGACTGGTGTTTATTTTTCTACTAATAAAGATATGGTAGAAAATGAATATGGTGCTGATAATACTACATCAGTAAAATTAAATATAAAAAATCCTGTATATAATGGTAGTGCAGAATGGCGAGAAGTACAGTCTTTAGCTATTGAAAAAGCAGATAAAGATTATGGTGAGAAGAAAGGGTTAAAATTATCCGAAGATGAAATTTTTTTCAGATACGATAAAGATAATAGTAGTGAAATAGATGAAATACCATCTAAATTCATTTCGGAAGCAGCTAAAGAATTAGGATATGATGCTATTATTAACAAAGGAAGTTCAGAATATGAGAATGAAGTTGTTGTTTTAGACGAAAGTAAAATAATATATCCAGAAGATATAGTTAAAGAAAAAACCGAATCAGTTAAGGTGAATACCAAAGCAGTAAAACCTAAACCAACATCAAAAGAAAGAATAGCAGAAAGAATAAAAGCTTCTGATGCTAAAATAGATGATATTAGAGACGCTATTAAATCAATGGATACTATCTTTGGAATAAAGATAAAAGTTG